TGGGGCGCATTGTTCGCCAAAAAGAATAAAGAAACCGTATCCAAATCAGTATACGAGAAGACATGTTCTAATATAAAGAAGGTTGAGCAACTAAAGGTTAAATTAAAATGATGCGAGTGTATATGTTTTTAACTTTATTTGCTGTCGTAGGCGGTTCTCTATACGGGGCATATGCATATTACAAAGACAGTCAGGCGCGAATACAACTATTAACAGCAAATAATGCGACTCTTAAAGTTGCTGATGAGAGAAATCAAGCGACTATTAATTCCCTGCAAGAAACTGCCGCAGTTCAAGCCGAGTTGACTAAGGACTTAATGAAAAACCTTCAAGAGTCGACGAAATACACTGATAGTCTGCGTAAAACACTGAGCAAACACGACCTTTCATATTTAAGTATGAGAAAACCTGGACTGATTGAAACGAGAATTAATAATGGCACAAAGAAACTTTTTGAAGAGCTTGAGTCTGATACTGCTAAGTAGCGTCTTCTTGTCAGCTTGTAGTACTGTAGGAACATTGAAGGAACTGGTTACGGTTACAGAAATCGTAAAGCCAATCATTCCCATCGTTGAACGTCCAAAGCAACTATCCTTAAATGGTGTGTATTTCTATGTTGTCACAGAAGACAATCTAGAAGATTTTAAAAAGAGATATATGGACGATCAGAATGTGTTCGTATTCTATGCAATTTCGGTCAAGGGTTATGAGTCACTTTCCTTGAACATGGCCGAGATGCGGCGCTATATATTACAACAGAAAGCAACAATAACATATTACGAGGAGTCTGTGGCTCCTGACGAGGAAACACCTGATGGAAAATAAAGCTTGGTTCGCTGCGGTACTCTCTAAGGCTGCATATACAGATCAAGGGCAGTCCACTGCAACTTGTAAATTTCACGGGTATTCGTCAAAATTGATATCAAACAATGGTGCTGAAGTTTTGATCGTTAAAGACCGAAACGAGGTCTGGTTCGCATTCAGGGGAACTGAGCCAACAAAGATCAACGACGTTATGGCAGATCTAAAGGTAATAAGGAACTCCGCCCTTGCTGGTGGTAAAGTGCATTCAGGGTTTCAGGATGAACTTAATGAATTATGGGTTGACTGTTTGAAGGAATTAGAGTATAATAGTCAATTGAAGAAACCGAAGAAGGTATACTTCACAGGGCATAGTCTGGGCGCAGCGATGGCTACCATAGCAGCAACTCGCCATGAGGCCGATTTATTGTATACGTTTGGATCGCCCAAAGTTGGAGGTCGTAATTTCGTCAAGAACCTTAAATGCCCACATCAGAGATACGTGAACAATAATGACATCGTCACTAAAGTTCCTCCAGCGTTTTTGGGGTTTGTACACTGCGGTGAAGAGAGATATTTCAATGCCTACGGGCTTGAGCGCAACCCCACATACTGGCAGCGCTGGAAAGATTTTTTTCGCGGTGTTTGGTTTGGTTGGAAGAACGGGAAGTTTTTTGATATGCTGACTGATCATGGGGTTGATAACTATGTGATCCTGGCCGGCAAAACTAATGATGGGGAATCATAATGTATTGGTTTATTGTTAAGTCTATTTTAGGATCTGTAATCGGCAGCTCATTCTACAATTGGTTCAAGAACACTAAAGTTGGTGTTTGGTTCCAATCAAAATTGAATCGATATATGGAATATGTCAGTGAGAAGTATGACATTACTATTGCAACGAGGGAAGAGGCTTGGTTGAAAGAATATCCTAATTTGGCCAAAAGAATTCAGGAAATAGAGTCTATCGTTCACAGCAAGAAACTCTAGTCTTATAAATAAATTGAAACCTAAAATATATCAGATAACTCATAACCATTATGATTAAAAATAAAAATGCTAAAATTGACCATATACAACCGAGCCTCGCGTCTAGTGCGGTCGATAGGGAAGTGACTCCAATGGATTTGTTTACACTACTGGAAGAACGCCGATTGGAAGCGCAAAATCAGCAAGATATTTTACATAAAAGGATCGGTTCATTGAGAGACGAGCTTAATAAAGAACTCGGCCAGTCTCATAAAGAGATAATGAAAGAGATCAAAGAGTTGAAGGTCGACCAGAAAATACATGCAAATGAGATGTCTGAGCGAGTGTCGCAGCTTGAGCAATGGAAGTGGCAAGCTGCAGGCGGCATCGTTGTTTTGTTATTTTTAGCACCAGTGGTCGGCAAATTCATCGGAATTGTATAAAAATGTCTTTACTATTGTTGCAGTTTAAGGTATAATGGACGTATTGAGTAAATAATTGATGAGCTACTATATTAATGAGTATATTTCTAGAGTCCAAATACCTGAACATGCTTTCTCCACAGCTAGGGCAGTTCAAGAGAAAGAATGATACCCTATACAACTTCCGTTGTCCCTACTGCCTAGACTCCCAAACAAATCTCAACAAAGCTCGTGGATATGTTTTCGTAAAAGAAAACTCAATGATATTCAAATGCCACAATTGCGGTGTTGGCGCGGCTCTACACAATCTGATCAAATTCATAAATCCTTCGATGCATAAAGAATACCTGATGGAAAAGTTTCAGGATACTGACCGCGATCGCATGCCGAAAGAACCCACTAAAGGTAAGACGAAGACAGAGTTTCGATTCAAGAAGAAAGCCAATTATCTCAAAACACCCCTTGGTAAATTGAAGAAGATATCCCAGCTTCCTGTCGGGCATAAAGCCAAGACCTATATAGTATCTCGTGCCATTCCCTCTAAGTATCACTGGAAATTGTTCTATGCGCCTAAATTCTTTGAGTTTGTAAATGCGTGTGAACCAGGAAAGTTCCCTAACATTAAATTTGACGAGCCTCGTATAATCATCCCATTCATTGATAAGAATGACAATTTGATAGGGTTTCAAGGTAGGGCATTAGGCAAATCAGACCTAAAGTATATAACAATTATGCTCGACCCTGAAGCGCCGAAGATATACGGGCTTGACGCTGTTGACTACACCAAGACTGTATATGTGGTCGAAGGTCCGATTGACAGCATGTTCATAGATAACGCCATAGCTATGGCTGGCGCTGATGTGAGTGGTCTTGATAATATAACGGCGGATTTCGTATTTGTGTACGATAATGAGCCACGCAGCCGCGAGATTGTCAACCGCGTCAAAAAGAGTATAGACCAGAACCACTCAGTTGCTATTTTCCCTGTAAGTGTTAAAGAAAAGGACATAAATGATATGGTTTTGTCTGGCAGGGACGTGGAAGAAATTCAAGCACTTATAAGTAGTAACACGTTCAAAGGTTTGTCAGCCATAGCTAAATTGAGTGAATGGAATAAGCTGTAAATAAATAGTGCTATATAATACTGTATAGCAAATTCAAATAAGAAATATAATAAGGCGAAATTATGTTCGGATTTTCGAGCAAACACTTAGGTGTGCGAATAGATTATAACCGCGATAATGAGATGACTGAGCAAGCTGTCAAATTACTCAAAGATTATTACTGCAGAAGTGAAGAAACCTCTCCCCAAGAAGCATTTGCCCGAGCCGCAGTAGCATATTGCGCAGGGGATATGAAATTGGCCCAAAGGATATATGATGCAGTCTCGAAGGGCTGGTTCATGTTCTCTTCACCTATACTTTCTAATGCCCCTCTCGAAGGGGAAAAGATTAAAGCTCTCCCCATCTCATGTTTCTTGACGTATGTCCCAGACAGCCTTGAAGGGTTGATCGACCATACTGCCGAGCTGCGCTGGTTGTCAGTTAAGGGCGGTGGGGTTGGCGGCCACTGGTCAGATATCCGTTCTGTGTCAGATGTTGCTCCTGGTCCTATGCCTTTCCTGAGTACTGTAGACAGCGATATGACTGCATATCGTCAAGGCAAGACCCGCAAAGGATCTTATGCCGCATATATGGATATTTCACACCCCGATATCGTTGAATTCGTTAATATGCGCATTCCTACTGGCGACGTCAACCGAAAGTGTTTAAACCTTCATCACGCTGTAAACCTCACAGACGAGTTTATGGAAGCTGTCCGCGACAATGGTAGTTGGGATCTGAAAGACCCTAATAATGATGATGTCAGGGATACTATGCGTGCTCGTAAATTGTGGGAGCTTCTTTTAGAAACACGCTACCGTACTGGCGAACCATACTTAAACTTCATTGACACAGCAAATCGCGCGTTGCCTCAAGAACAAAAAGACCTTGGTCTTAAAATTCATGGATCAAACCTTTGTAATGAGATTCACTTGGCCACTAACGAAGAGCGTAGTGCGGTCTGTTGCCTATCGTCGCTGAACCTGGAGAAGTATGATGAGTGGAAAAACAGTACTGTTGTTCCTGATCTTATCAGGTTTCTTGATAACGTCCTGCAGTTCTTTGTCGACAAAGCCGGTGACGAAATATCCCGTGCCAGATATTCCGCTATGCGTGAGCGTAGTCTTGGCCTCGGAGCAATGGGTTATCATGCGTATTTGCAGAAGCATCGGATCGCTTTTGAGTCAGAAGAAGCCCGAAAAGTCAACATCGACATCTTCAGAAAAATTAGAGAAGATGCAGACCGAGAAACCCTAAAGCTCGGCGCTGAACGAGGCGAGGCTCCCGATTTGGCCGGTTCAGGGAGACGTAATGCCCACTTATTGGCCATTGCTCCGAATGCCAATAGCTCGCTGATTGGAGGGACATCACCGTCAATCGAGCCTTGGAAAGCGAATGCATTCACATCTAGGACGCGTGCTGGATCACACCTCACTAAAAATAAATATCTTGAAGAAGAGTTGGAACTTGCAGGTAAGAATACCACAGATGTTTGGTCTTCAATCATTACCGGCGGCGGATCCGTTCAACACCTTGAGTTCTTATCAGACCACATCAAGGCGGTGTTCAAAACTGCTATTGAGCTTGATCAAGATGTGATCGTCAAGCAAGCTGGTGAGCGACAAGAGTTCTTATGTCAAGGTCAGTCGTTGAATATATTCTTCCCATCAGGGGCGACCAAATCATACCTACACAAAGTGCACTTCAATGCTTGGGCTTATGGTACGAAGGGGTTGTACTATTTAAGAACCGAAACCTCTAATAAAGCAGAAAATGTCGGATCAAAGGTTGCTCGCGATAGGCTGGCTGAATTTAGTGATGTTGCTGTACAAGGTGCTGTTGGCGATGATGACCAAAATTCTTGCCTGGCGTGCGAAGGCTGAAGGATGACAACTTTGACCATCAGCCAACAAGAACAAGCGTATAGAGATATTCTCAAATACAATGACATTCAGACTCGTTTGCGTGAGTTGTTCCCAAACGACAGCGATGAAGAATTAGAAATCAAAGTGGCCAAAGTGCTACAAATACAATCATAGGAAACGATATAGATGGATGTTTTGATATACAGTAAATCAAACTGCCCTTTTTGCGAAAAGGCAAAGTTTTGGTTCAAGTCGCATGGCTACCCATATACAGAAATTATGTTAGATGACGAAGAGCAGAGGCTGGCGTTTTATCAGAAAGTCCCTGGAGCGCGTTCGGTACCACAGATCTATATTGACGATAAGCATATTGGCACATATGACGACTTGATGAAAATTACCGACACTCTCGTCAAAAAGAGCGGTGGGTTACTCGAGTTCTCAGAAACCTATAAGCCATTCCACTATCCTTGGGCTGTAGACATCACTACACGTCACGAGAAGGCGCATTGGATCGAAGACGAGATTGATTTGTCTGAAGATTTGACTGATTGGAAGGGCGGCAAGATGTCACAAGTGGAAAAGGACTACATCACTAATGTCCTCCGTCTGTTTACGCAGAGCGACGTTGCTGTCGGGCAAAACTACTATGACCAGTTCGTACCTAAGTTCAAGAACAATGAAGTACGCAACATGCTGGGTTCATTCGCTGCTCGCGAAGGCATCCACCAAAGAGCATATGCGCTGCTGAATGAGACCCTTGGTTTGCCTGACAGTGAGTATCATGCGTTCCTTGAATACACTGAGATGGCTGATAAGATTGACTACATGATGCAATCTGACACAAGCACCATGCGCGGTATTGGGTTGTCATTGGCAAAGTCGGTCATGAACGAGGGCGTGGCGTTGTTCGCTTCTTTCGTTATGCTTTTAAACTTCCAGCGTTTCGGCAAGATGAAGGGTATGGGCAAGGTTGTGGAGTGGAGTATCAGGGACGAGTCTATTCACGTCGAAGGCAACTCAAAACTATTTAAGGCGTTTTGTGCTGAGCATCCGCGTATCGTCGATGAAGATTTTAAGAAAGATATATATGAACTAGCTCGCCACGCTGTTAAGTTGGAAGATAAGTTTATTGACCTCGCTTATAAGATGGGAGACGTTGAAGGCCTCCTCGCCTCAGAAGTGAAGCAGTACATTCGCTATATAACTGACAGACGCTTGCTTCAATTGGGTCTACGAACCAACTTCAAGGTAAAGGAAAATCCACTGCCTTGGTTGGAATGGGTTTTAAACGGTGCCGACCATACTAACTTCTTCGAGAATCGTGTTACAGAGTATGAAGTTGCCGGATTAACTGGTGGTTGGGACGACGCATACGCTTAGGGAGATGCACTTATGCAAGAAATGACATATGACATCATTTGTGATGATTGTGACACAGAATATACAATCATCCATCTGGTTGACGAAGAACTGCTGATAGATAGACCAATCTTCTGCCCGTTTTGTGGTAATGGGGTGGATATTGCGATTGATGAAGAAGATGAGATGGATGAAATGGACCAGTTGTTGAATGAACTTGACGAATTAGATTTTGATGTCGACTGATTATGACAACCCATGGACATACCAAGGGGAACCATTTCTTCCTGCAGAGGCCGACCTAGAAAAATGGGTCGGTTTTTGCTATAAGCTGACTGACGCCACTGGCAAATCTTACATAGGCAAGAAATTCTTCTGGAAACCGAAGACATTGCCTGTGACAAAGACTCGCAAACGTAAAGTGAAGACTAAAGTGCAGTCGGACTGGAAGAAATACTACGGATCGAGTGCTGCAGTTAAGGATTTGGTAGAACAGGGCAACAAGTTCACTCGGGAGATACTTCATCTTGCTAGAACTAAGGGTGAGTGCACCTATTTTGAGGCGCAAGAGCAGTTTTCTCGCGATGTTCTGCTGCGTGATGACTACTATAATGAATTCATCGGCACTAGAATCAACGCCAGCCACCTGAAGTTACTTAAAGAAGATTATAACAAATAACTTTACTTTTCAAGAATAGTATTGTATAATTGATAATAGGCAATGGGTGAAGTCTAGGGGTTGCGAGTTCGCGGCCGAAGATCCCAATTATATTATAATCAAGCGAGATATTATATGAACGACCCCATCAAAATATTTGTAGGCAGCTCATCTAACGGCGAAGACGCCCTTATAGAGATGGCATATGAATTTTCACTACGCAAGAACACCGACCGCGACATAGAGATAATTTGGATGCGACAGACTAATGACGTTGAGTCATTCTGGCACGGTTTCGCTGACCACAACTGGTCGACACCATTTTCTGGATTCCGATGGGCAATACCCGAATACTGCAATTTTGAAGGCAAGGCAATATACACTGATTGTGACATGTTGAACTTCTCAGACATTGGCGAGTTGCTTGATATGGAGATCCCTGATGACAAGATGATGCTTGCTCGGGACGGTAAGCGGTTTGGAGGCAAGGAGTTCTGCGTCATATTGTTTGATTGCGCCAAGTTCAAAACAATTACTCCCGTATCGCAATGGAAGTCTGAACCAACAGCCCACCACCAGTTTATCCAATCATTCATACAGAATGATCTCGTTGGCGACCTAGATCCCGCTTGGAATAGTCACGATGGCGATATTATCCCATTCAAACAGCTGCACTTTACCCATATGCCGACGCAGCCATGGCAGCCCACTTGGTTCACTGGCGATGTGCAGGATCACCCAAATGAGCTACTTGTTGAATTGTTTTGGAATACTGTGGAGTGTGCTGAAGCGGTAGGATATAAGCGCGAAGACTACATCCCAGAAAATCGCGTAGAATATAACATTATAGGAAAATAGTATGTACGGTGAAGTTCCTCTCAGTCCAGTAGTGTTCGCAGCATGTGACAGCAAGTATTTCCTAGAACACGGTCAGGCATTCGTATATTCAGCAACAGATAATCACTTCTGCTGCCACATTCATATAATCAATCCGTCTGAGGAAGCATTGGCTCTGGCAGGTATTATCCGCGCAACTTCTAAGACTAGAACCACATACACATTTGAAGATAAAGACTTCAAGGACTGGCCTGCTGACGCTGTGCGGACATACTATGCCTGCTCAAGGTTTCTTGTTCTCCCCACAATATTGAGATATGCTGGAAAGGTGATGGTTCTGGACATTGACTGTATGGTAATGAAGCCGTTCGCATTCCCGAGCACCCCTTGCGGCTATTTTCCTAGAGATCCTCTTCCAGGGACGACAGGTTGGGAGGCTGAGGGCACACGTGTTGCCGCTGGTGCTGTATACCTTGATTCGGCAGCTATGGACGTCGCCGTCCACGTCGCAGAGTACATTAAGACCTCCGAGATGAAATGGTTCGCTGACCAAGTCGCGTTATCGGTCATATTCCGTAAAGTGCCTGATAATCACATCACCAAGTTCGATGGTCAATTCATGGATTGGGAGTTCATCGAAGGCACGGCAATCTGGACTGGTAAGGGGCCAAGGAAGTATAACAACCCAAAATACGTCTCCGAGAAAGAATCGTACAAGCTCAGGATAGGCAACGTCAATAATGTGTTGCTCAAGCCTCGACTCGACATACCGTTCAAGAAGTTTGGATTAGAAAAACGCAATGACGCTCCCCTTCCAGAAATCCGAAGGCACTGGGAGAACTTTGCCAATAACGTTGATGCCGACTTGACGATAGAAATGCCTCGTTGGACATTCAACTCATGTGTCGAGGACTATTTTCCAGATGGGACTAAATTCCTTGTGCCTCATGTTGAGAAGCATAATTGGGGTGGGGGTGAAAATACGAAGTTCTATATGCAGACTGTATTTCCTTGGCTGTTCACAATAGACCATCAGGGTTGGGGCGGCGGTGCAGCATTCGTCGACACATTCGACTTTCCAGCCAATTATACAGCTGATGCGTTTGACCATATGCGCAAGATCACGAACGGGAAGTCCAAGTTTCCTCAGCCTGAAAATACTGCATTCGAGCTTACCGGCGACTTCATCTTCATCCCATTACAGCTTCCTCACGATGAAACCATAATGTATCACTCAGATATATCGGTGGCAGAATTCGTTGAAGCCGTCTGTAAATGGGCTGACGCGTCTCCAGATGCTCCCACAGCTGTCTTTAAAGGACACCCAGTAAACTTGGCGGCGATGCTCCCTCTAAAAGAAATTATCTCAAAATATACCAACGTCAAGTACATCACTGACTACTCCATCCACGATTTGATACCAAAAGCGAAGGCGACATACCTGATAAACTCTGGGGTCGGGCAGGAGGCTATGCTACATGATGCTATTGTTGTTGGATTTGGTCGCTCTGAGTATGAGGGCGCCATTATCAACGGCGGCATCGATGACCTTGACGATGCATGGAATATGGTTAAACGCATCAACAAAGATCATATGAAGAATATCTATCGTGCTTGGTATGCCTGGTATTTAAACGATATAACTTATGATAGTCGAAAAGGTGTGGAATTATGGAAATCGTAACTAATATACTGACTTTTGCAGGGATCGTCCTGTTTTGTGTTATCTCTATTGGCGGTTCTCTGCTATCAATGCAAGAAAGGTCT